TAATATACGCCGCGGTCGTCCGCAGGATTTTATTCCTGCGGACGCGCTAGGCGAGTCTGTTATTCCGTCAAGAGTGCCAAGATTGCGGCTTGATCAATCTTGGACTGAGCGGCGGCGTGAAGGGCGGCGGAAAGCTTTTCCGGAAGGGCGGAAACGGCGTTAAGGATTGCGTGTTTCCGGTCCGCTGTATCGAGTCCCTTTGACGCGGCAAGGGCCGTGGCAATCGGCTTGAACACGGGATTTTTGCGCGCGTCATATGCCGCGACGTAAAGCGACTCGTCAAAGGCGGACAAGCCGGGCAAGCCGGACTTGGTGCGTGGTGCGGAAAGGACGCCAGTCATTGCCGCGTCAAGGCGAGTGGCAAAGCACGCGGAAACGTCAAAAGGCTTGCCGTCATTGAACGTTTCGCCTTTGGACTCCGCTTCTTGCGCGGCAAGTTTGAAAGTATGGGCTTGTGCGTTGATGTGGTCTTGGAACCAACGACGGACGCCGTAGGTGAAGATTGCTTCAAGGGCGATTGCCGAAAAAGTGGATGGGTCAACCGTGAAGTCCGCTTTTTGTGCGGCAAGGTCAACGGTGGCAAGATTGAAAGAAAGTTTGGTCATTGGATATGCCTTTCGTAGGATGCGGAATTGCATCGCATTCCGGCCCATTGATAGGGCCGGAAAACGTCACAATCCCTTGGCGACGAATTGCGCCAAGAATTTCCGTTTCATGGCGCGGACGGGATAGCCGCGGATTCCGGACATCATGCAAGCGAAGGATAGGGCTTGAATCCATTGCTTTGCGGACTGGTAGCCGATTGTTTGGCCGTCAAAGCGATAGAACGTCGCGTTGATATATTCGGCATGTGCCGGGGAAAGATACGCGAAAACATCTTCAAGGGCTTGCGTGTCCGCAATGGCGCGGTCGGAAGGATAAGCGATTGTGTAGTGGGTCATGATGGACTCCAAAAAAGGGTAAAGCTATCGCATGGCCTCGCCAGAATATCCGCGATTTTTGGGGGATGCAAGCGATATGCGCAAGAAAAGCCGAAACCACGGCCAAAACGTAAAGAAAACCGATTGCCGGGCAGATTGGCGCGGGAAAACTCAAAACTGCCCAAAAAATAGGCAAAAGCTTAAGAAATGGGCAAAACGCGCCTAGCGAGTTTTCCGTATCCGTGCCGCCCAAAAAATTGACCACGTTCCTTGCCCTTCCTATGAAGCGTGCCGGGCTCATCACGAAATGTTACAAAACTCGGGGAATTGAAACAATTCGGATCGAGCCTTTTCACGCGTTGTAACACGCGAAAGATTATTGCGCGCGGGAAAGCTCAAGCAATCGGTTGAGCAATAATCTTGCGCGCAGGAATTGCGCGGGGCAAAACTCGGCATAAACTTTTGATATAGACGAGTTTTTCACGTGGAAATATTATGTAATTTCGGCGCGAAATAATGTTGCGCGAGGTTTCGGGATAAACTTTTGATATAGACGAGGTTTTGGGATAAACTTTTGGCCTATGCGAGTTTTCCCGCGAAAGATTATTGCGGGATTGAGCAAGATTGTTTCGTCATTTTTGCCCAGCTTTTCTGCCAAATTTCCGAGCCTTTCCCGCATTTCCGCCAGTGGAATCTGGTTCTTCGCCAGTGGAATCTGGTCTGCCGTCGGTGGAATCCGGTCCCTCGTCGGCGGAGTCCGGTGTCGGTGTTGGGGGGTAAGGTATGCTGATGGGGGACGGCTGGGTAGCTGGATTTGGCGGTTTCGTTCATGCCTTCGGCGGGGGGAATGTATGGCTGGTTTCGCGGCCCGGTATGGTCTTATCATTAAGTGGTAGGACCATACCGGGCTCGCCCAGGTTCTACCTTCCCCCCGAGTCCTTGCTTCCGTTTCCCTTCTTGAGCCTGGACCTTACATTTCCCGTTCTCCTACTCTCCCCTTTTTTATCTTATATAGAAATTTTTTTTTTTTTAAAAATTGAGCCATACATTAGCCAGCTCACTGAGTCCCGGCCAGTTCGGACCCAGCCCCGACCATACAAACCGCCCCAAAACGTATGAACGAAACGCCGTTTTTCAGCTACCCAGACACCCCCCATTGCCATCCCTTACCACCCAAGGCGGATACCCGCCGCCCGCCGAAAGCTCATCGCCGCCCTTGACAATCCCGCCGGGATGTGCGATTGTACGGGAGCGGGGGGATTATGCCCGCGGAATTTATGAATGGAGTAAATCAATGCAGATACGTTGCGCGGATGAGGGGCTGGACCTGTTCCCGGACTCGGAATTGCCGGAACTGTTTTACGAGATTCAAGGGCCGTTGGATCGGCCCGAGGATGAAGAAGCCGAAACGGCAACCCTTTGCCTGTATCTGGTGCGGTCGTGCGGGAGGATTGTGGTATGACCAGCAAGCCCCTTTTTGAGTTCCACGCCGCCTGCCGCGAGGTTGTGGTCTGCCGGGGAAACCCCGCACTGGACTACGCGATCGACTACGCCCAGGCCGGGCTTGCGATGACCGACGCGGATGAGTGCCGGGTGCAATGTCTGTACCTTTGCGAGAATATCACCAAATGGCGCGGCCCGATCGCTGAGGGCGCCCGCAAGGCTTTCCGCCGCCTCTCGCTTCCTTCTGCTTGGGAGTCCGAGAGATGATCCGCGGCCTTCTTCTCGGCCTCCTCGGCCTTTACTTGGCCGACCTATCACTCAAGGCCACGCAACGTCACGCGCATGATCTGTTCATCGCGCAACAAATGGGAGAGTAAGATGTTCAAAGTCCGCAAAAAGTATGTGGTGAAAAACCGCCTCTGGGAGTGCCTCGCCATCCGTGGAAATTACGCGTGGCTGGTTTCGATTTACGAGGGCGAGAAAGCGCAGAAATCGACCGCGTATGTCTGGAGCCACGACGGCAAGGCGGTTTCCCTCAGCGACGAATACGACATCGATTTCGCCGTCACGGAACTGGTCGAGGAAGATTTCGTCTGACACCGCATCGACAGTTGGCCGGGGACTTGTTCCGGCCAATCTCCATGCGATGTTGCATGAATGGAGTATAGTTTATGAAAATGCCTGACTCAGCCTTCGACGACCTTCTTCTGCTTTTCCGCGAGTTTGACTTGCTTGACATCGACGCGAGGGCCGCCTGCGAATATCACACGATCGGCCAGAACGCCAAGCGTTACCGCTGGGATCGGCTCTACGCAATCCCCTTTCCGGCCCGGCAGGCTTGGTTCGACGGCCACGCGATCTACGAGACCATGAACGACGATCACATCGACACGGCCCTGCGGAAAATCTTCTCCCACAACCGAGACATCTTCATCCCGCAGAAGGCCGCAAAAATGCTTGCAAGCCGATAAAACACCACGCCGACAGTCAGGCGGGGCCGACCATCCCGCCTGATCTCCGTGTGATGTTGCACGAAATAGGAGGCTACCCAATGTTCCCTTTCACTGAGAAATACCCCGAGGCCGCCGGCCTGCTCCCCCAGTTCCTCGACCGCAACGACCCCCGGCCAGCCCGCGAACAAATCCACGAGGCCTATGCGCACGGCGGCGGCTGGCATGAGTTCCGGGGCTTCACCCCGCACATCGACTGGGCGGACCCGCTGAAAAGCTACCTCAGCTACCCGGACGATCCGCCGACGCGAGCCGTTGCTTTCGCCCTATTCGGCGAGGAACTTGTGCTGCTTTTTCAAGGCAGCTGGTGCGCGATTGTCCAGCCCGATCTCTCGGCAGAGATCGCCCGCCTAGACTGACGAAACGGGGGTCGTTCCCCGTCAGGGAGGTTGGCATCCTTCCTCTGATGAGTCCGCCAATAGGAGAAATACCATGCAAGATAAACTCAACTTCATGAAGAACTGCCTCAACGCGCTTTCCTTGCGCGGCTGGGATGACTCCCGGATCACTATGCAGGCCGAGATCACGGCGGAAGGCAACGTCTGGACCGAGGATTACTTCTACGTCTATCCGGCCTATACTGATGAGGCGGGGGTGTTGCAGAAAGTAGACTCGCTCTACGTCCCCGTCTATAACCTCGAGACTTCCAAAAACAAAGACGCCTTCGCGGCTCGGCTGCTTGCTGCAACCCCTCCGATCAAGGAACACAAGACCAAGCTTCTCCTCGAACACGTCGCCAAGATCAGCGAGCTTGCGGCCGCCCTTAACCTTTCCGCCGACTTCATCAACCCGATCACGGCGCTGGCTGATCTGATCCGCACAAACATCCTGCCCGCCTCGTCCGGCTTCGCTCCGGTCGAGTCCGACGACATTCCCTTTTAACCTGACGAAACGCCTTCGGGCGTCTGGTGCCTTGGCATGGCATCACCGATGAGTCTGCCACATGGAGTCCAATAATGTCTGAACAAAGTATCGACACCGTCTACCTCACGGCCCGCGGCCTTTCCGCAATGCTCGCCAGCGGCGATCACGAGAACCTGCCAGCAAGCGACCTTGCAGAAATCTGGTCTGAGCTTCTCCAATCCATCGCAATCTTGGCCAAGTCTGGCCAATGCCCGCCGGAACTAATCGGCCAGCTTATCAAAGAACTGCCCCTGACCGGGCGAGTCGGCGTCATGGGGCCGGATGGCAAACCCCGCTACAAGACAAACCGCCGTGTCGCCCTCGCGACCGCCGAAGCCCTTGGCGAGGACGCCGCGCAGGACCTCTACCACTTCGCGGTTCTCGTGACAAAGCTTAGCTAACATGAGCCCGCGCCACTTCACCCGCAAACTCTCAGCCGCCGAGGCCTCCGTTTTCCTCGACGAGCTTTACCTTAACACCGGGCTCAAGCCCGAACCGTTCCCGAGCGGCTCAATCATCATTTCCCCGTCAGGGGAGCCGATGATCCGCGTCTTGGAACTCACTTCCGGCCACGTCCTATTCTACTTCTCAACCGACTTCTACAAGGAGCCCAAAAATGGCCTCAAGAAAAGATAGCTCCCCCGCGGCCTACGGCGACGTTAAGTTCATCCTCGAACTCGCCGTCAAAAAGCCCGGCCTGCAGTACGTCCTGAAATCCTCCGGCGCCGCCGTCAACTTCAAACAGCGCTGCAACAAGTACCGCAACCTTATCCGCGAGATGGCCGCGGAAACGGTGCTGAACATCCCAGGCCACCGGGCCGAAACCGCCTATGACGTTCTCGTCATTCGCCAAGTCGGCCCGGACCGCCTTCCCGACCGCCACGGCTGCACGATACTCTTTGAGCATCAGCAACTCAGCGGCTCGATCATCGACCCCGAGACGGGCGACCTGATCGAAATTCCGGGCCTGACCAACATTCTCCGGGAGTATTAACATGACCGACTACGCCCCTGAGGCCGCGCCGTCCGTCGCGCTCTCCCCGATCATCACCCAACGCAACGAGAACATCGCTAAGGCCGCGCTAGGCAACCTCACTGACGGGCAGTTGCAGCTTGTCCTTGAGGCCTACATGACAAAACGCTACGGCCCGAGGAGGGCCGCCGTTTTGCTTTCGATGATCTCTCGCCAATGCGAGATTGCCCCGTGGGCCGAGGGGGTCCGGAAATGATCCCCTTCGGCCCCTGGCAATCCTATCACCACGAGGACGCGGCCCGATACGCCGCCATGTCCTACGAGCCCGAATACACCTGCCCATGCCACGGCACAGGGCGCGTGACTTACCTGCGGCTGGGATATTCTCAAGCCGATGACCGCACCGTAACTGAGCGGTGTCAAAACGCATTGGAGATCAAACCATGAGCAATGGACAAACAACGTGCCGCGGATATCGGCCAGAGGTCAGAACGTCCTATCACAAGCCGTCGATGGTCTCAGGTCAGATCGTGGACTCGGTGTGGCGGCCAATCAATTACGAAAACCGCAGCGATCATTTTGGCATACCTGCCGGTTATTTCGACAAGAAACTCACTGAGCATCACCTGCTCAGTCTGGCACAGGCCGAGGCAATTCGCTGGTGGTTTATTGCAAACGCTGACGCCGAGGGACCAGCAAAGTCCCTTTGCCTAGAGACGCGGCTGCAGGAATACTCCCTGCAGATCACGCACTCAGTCAAGCCCGTAGCTGCTCTGCGCGGACTGGATTCTCAAGGCCGCGCATTGCCAGACCCATCTAGCACATTGGAGCCCCAGCCATGACCCACTGGACCATCATGCTCATCACAATCCTGTCCGGCCCTATGGCCGGAACAGCCACCCCAATCCTGTACCGAACCGAGGCCTTATGCCAAGCGGCCACGGCCAGCGTCTCTAACTCCCTGAGCGAGTCCTACGACCACAAGCTGGCCTGCCTGCCGACAGTCCGTGCCTCGATCTCCGCCCACCCAAAGGAGCGGCCTGATGCAAACCCTTGACCCCAGGTCCTGGAAATGGGATTGGGCGGACCTGCCCTCAGACGTTCAACGCGCCTTCATCAACCCTTCTGGCTTATCCCAAATCCGCCGCCTTACTCCCACGATCTACGCTTTCCGCGAGATTGCCGGGAGCGGAGCCTGGCTGATTGGGGGCCTCGAAGAACTAACCCCCCACCTATCCGGCCTGCCAATCCCAACTCCCTATTCCCCGCCCGTTCGGCCGCCAGCGGAGTCTGACGTGCTTGACCTGTCCGGGCTCAACATCACCATTGACTTCTAATCCCCGGTATGGTAAATATCCGGTCCGGGCCGCAATCCGTCACAGCATAACCAGCCTTCCTTAAGCCTCTGGTGTTCAGCCTCGCGCAGGCTGGCATCCTGAGTCTTAACCCGAAAGGAAAATCCATGCCAGACTTTACGCCTACCCCTGAGCAAACCGCGATCATCGAGGCCGCCTCGACCACCACCGAAAACCTCGCAGTAATTGCGCGGGCCGGGGCGGCCAAAACCTCCACCCTCGTCATGATCGCAGAGGCGCTGCCCGCCGTCTCCATCCTCTGCCTCGCCTTCAACAAGAAGATCGCAGACGAGATGACCGCCCGCCTGCCTAAGAACTGCGAGGCCAAAACCCTACACGGCCTCGGCTTCAAAGCCTGGCAATACTTCATCCGCAAATCCTGCAAGGTCAACGACAAAAAGGTCTTCTTCATCCTCAAGGACAAGATCGACGGCCTGACCGGCGATGACCGCTCCGACGCGTACTCCAGCATGGCCGAAACCCTCGACTGCATAAAAAAGGCCAAGTCCGCCGGCTGGCTCCCCGAGGCCTACAGCGGCCACTGGAAACCCCTGCTCACCGATGACGAGTTCTTCGAGTCCCTCCCGATGGAACCCTCGGCGCTTCAAATCGCCCTGATTAAGGCGGTCTGCAACGAAAGCTGGAAACGTGCCCTCACCGGCGAGATCGACTTCGACGACATGATCTTCTGCCCAGCTATCTGCTCCGTATCTTGGCCCGCCCCTCCGCTAACCCTGATCGACGAGGCCCAGGACCTTTCCCCGATCAACCATCACATCCTCAAACGGATCGTTAAAACCCGCAGGATCATCGCAGTCGGCGACCCGCTCCAGGCCATCTACGGCTTCCGAGGCGCCGATGTTCACTCCATGCCCAAGCTCATCGAAATGTTCCAGATGAAGGAACTCCGCCTGACTATCAGCTTCCGCTGCGCCCGCAAGATCACAGAAAACGCCCGCTGGCTCGCCATGGACATGCGCTTTCCTGAGTGGGCCAAAGAGGGCGTAGTCCGCCGCCCGGCATCCTGGGCCGCCGCGGAAATCGAGCAAGGAGACGCGATCATCTGCCGGAACAACGCGCCACTCTTCCGCATGGCGATCCGCATGATCGAGGCCGGGCAACTTCCAGAACTCTCCGGCCGCGACCTCGCCGGGCCGCTCAAAAAGATCCTGACCGCCCTCGGCAAGCCCAACTTCCTCCAGCTTCAGGCCATCCACGCCCTGAACTCCTGGCGGGACAACGAGAAACGTCGGGCTCGTCCCGGCGCAGTCGGCGCCATCGAGGATAAGTTCGAGTGCCTTCTCGTCATCCTTGAAAAGACCAAAACCCTTGGGGACGCAATCGCCTACCTCGAGCATCTGCTAACCCGAGAGGGCCGAGTCTACCTCATGACCGGCCACAAGTCCAAGGGCCTCGAGTTCAACCGCGTTTGGTTCCTCGACCCTGGCCTCTGCCGCATCGACCGAGACCAGGACGCGAACATCAAGTACGTCATTGAGACCCGCGCGAAGGATTTTCTCGCCTACGTCTCGACCGAGACCTTTGTGGCCGCAGCGGACTGATTTCCCCGTCGGCGGAGTCTGGTATGGTCTTATCACTTAATGATAGGGCCATACCTTACTCAACAAGACCCTTTACAAACCGCCCCGCGTATGGTAAAAGACCATACCAACCGGAGTCCGCCATGACCCTTTCACCCGCCACAATCATCGCAACAGCCGCTTGCCATACCTGTTGCGCCATGCGGAAACAGCCATGTTCATTCAACCGGACTGAAGACCCCGAAGGCCGCCGCCATTCTGCCCGCGACTCACATCCCGACAGAATCCGCCGCGCCATGAAAATAATTCACGATTTCGAGTGCTTGCCAGTTGACACCGCCGCCAAAATTTGGCAATATACAAGAACAGAAAACGCGGATTGACACAACGTCCACCCCGCAAAAACAAAACCCGGTCAGATAGGAGAATCAAATGACCCAGAAAGAAATCACCGTTCAAGGCATCGTCGTTTCCGTTTCCGCGCCCTACATCGCGGGCCACGCAATCACGGACGCCGAGGCCAAGGCCCTGAACCAAGTTCGCGCCGAGAACGTCGCTAACAACGTCCGCAAAGGCGTGCAGGACATTATCGAGGCCGCAGGCGGCAAAGAAGCCCTGACCGCTGAGCATAAAGCTGCGGCCCAGGCCCTCGTCGCTGAGAAAGATGGCGTGTACGAGTTCACCCTCGCATCCGTCGGCGGCGGGCGCGCTCCGATCGACCCGCTGGTCAAAGAGTGCCGCGCCGTCGCCAAGACCTTCCTGACGCTCAAGCTGAAGGAGAAGGGCCTGACCCAGAAGGAATACGCCGCATCCAACGGCGAGGACGCCTTCACAGCCAAGGTCATCGAGCTGGCCGACAACCCCGAGATCATCAAGATCGCCAAGAAGAACCTGGCGACTCGCGAAGGGCTGGCCAACATCAGCCTGTAAGCTGGTCAAAACAACGTGGCCGCCGAGCGAAATCTTGGCGGCCACCCGCACCTCAAAACCGCAGCACAAGGGAGCCAACTATGCAATATCCAACCTTCCCCGGAGTTCAAGTCGTCGGTATGCACTTCCGCCCTAACGGAAAGGCCATCGTCGAGAGCCTACTCGCGCCCGCCTCCTTCGACCTCGAGCGCGAGCCCGGCAATTCATATGACCCCTACGCCATCAAGGTCATGTACGACGGCGAGCATATCGGCTACGTCGAGCGCCAGCAGGCCATGTTCATCGCGCCGTGGATGGATCAGGGCGTTGAGTACGCTTGCATCGCGACTGAGTTCCGCGAACACAACCGCAACCTCTATCCGATTGTCACAATCGAACCAGCGGATGCCTGATCTTCCCCTCATCCACTATCTCTACCAAGCCCTAAACTCAGAGTCGGGGATCGTCTTATCCACCTCCGACCCTGAGCGGCTTCGGCAGAAACTTTACGCTGAGCGCAAGAAAGACCCCGACCTTTCCTGCATCTCCATCAACATTTCTCGGTCGCAGCCCGAGTCCCAAATATGGTTGATAAAGAAATGAAAGCCTCAATCAAGAAACACACACTAAATCTCCGGGACGGCGATTGGGACTATCTCGAGTCCATGTATAAGCCAAACGGGATTGCGACTGCCGTGGCCGTCCGCACCATCATCTCAAACTTTGTGGACAAGAAGCGGACTGAGGAGGCCCGGCGGTCCGGCGCCTCAATCCACGACATGGACGTTGACATTGACTAAATTCCCGCCCCTCGTCAAAACAATCTGGCGAAAGAGCGGCTGGGGCTACAGAACAAGAAACGCCTTTCGCCAGTATGTCACCGTGTTCTCCGGCCCCAACACGCCAGTCACAACTTACCTCACCATAAAAGCGGCCCTCGCTTTTATCCGCAAAAACGAGCAAAACCCACTGGAGTCACCATGCCCGACGAGGCCCCCACAGACATCAACGAGCTTTTCTCCCGCGACCCCATGAAGCTATCCGAGGCCGACATTGACCGGATCATCATGGAGTTCCGCAAGCGCCGCAACATCTTCAACGCGAACCCAGCCGCCATCGCCGCCAAGCCCGCCGGAAAAGTCCTGACCGACAAGGAAAAGGCCGTGTCCTCCCTCAAGATCGAGTTTGACCTATGACCGCGCTCACCGCAAAGAAGAAGTCATTCACTAACGGCGTTCAGATATTCTGGGACGCAACGTCGCTCGACCTCGCGCAATCCTGTCCCCGCAAATACTACTATTCCATGATCCGAGGCATCCGGCCGAAAGAGCAATCCGTTCACCTCCTATTCGGCGGCCTCTACGCAACGGCCCTCGAACACTTCTACAAATACCGCGCCCTCGGCCAGTCCACCGAGGCGGCCCTTCGGCTCGTAGTCCACGAGGCCCTCATCGGCTCTTGGGACGCGGAAAGGGGCGGGCCGAAAAGCTTCGATGACCCGAAGAAAACCCGAGCGGCCCTCATCCGCACAATCATCTGGTACGTTGAGCAATTCGGCGTCGAGACTGAGGCCGGCCTCCGCACCTACCACCTCCAAGACGGCAAGCCCGCCGTTGAGCTTTCCTTCTCCCTCGAGCTCAACGCGGATATTGTCTATTGCGGCCACCTCGATCGCGTGGTCCAGATGGGTGACGAGCTTTACGTCATGGACCAAAAGACAACCGGAGGAACTGTTGGCACCTACTACTTCAACAACTTCTCCCCGTCGAACCAGATGAGCGGCTACGCCCTAGCCGGACAGATCATCCTAGCCTCCCCTGTCCGCGGGGTCATCATTGACGCGGCCCAGATCGCCGTGAACTACACCCGGTTCGAGCGCGGCGTTACCTCCCGCTCAAAAGACCAGCTTGAGGAATGGCTTCAAGCCACAATCCAGTCAATCGGCGCCTTCCAGCAGCAAGTGACTCCGGCGCCCGAGGCCGAGGCAACCTACCCGCAAAACCCGACGGCCTGCGGGAATTACGGTGGCTGCTCCTTCCGCATCCTTTGCAGCCGCAGCCCCAAGGTCCGCGAGAATTTCATCCAGTCCGACTTCACTTCCCACAACTGGGACCCTGCAACGCCGAGGTAATCCATGACAACTCTATCCGATCACAAATCCTCCGATTTCGTGAAACTCCTTTTCATCGGCAATTCTGGCGCAGGAAAGACTGGAGCCCTGACCCCGCTTGTTTCGGCGGGCTACGAACTCCGCATCATCGACCTCGACTCCGGCCTCGACGCCCTCGTCAATCACATCAAGGAAATCGACCCTAAGCTGCTGGCCGCCGTGCAGTTCGAGTCCTTCCGCGACAAGATGAAGATGACCGCCTCCGGCCCTGCCGTCATCGGCAGCCCAAAAGCCTACGTCCAGACCCTCAACGCGCTGGAAAAGTGGCCCGCTGATAACACTGACCCGGCCAAATGGGGACCGAAGAAAGTCCTCGTCATCGACAGCCTGACCAATCTTGGCCGAGCCGCCTTCCAGTGGGCGCGGGCCGCAAACCCGATGTCAAAAGACCCTCGCCAATGGTACAAGGCGGCCCAAGACCTGATCGAGGATTTGATTGCCAACGTCACCTCCGACTCATTTGAAACCAACGTCATCATCATTTCCCACGTTGAGATGACCGAGACAAACGGCACATTCAAGGGCTTTGCCAGTTCCGTTGGCAAGGCCCTCGGCCCCAAAATTCCGCGCTTCTTCAACACCCTGCTCCTGTCCGAAACATCCGGCAGCGGCAAGAACGTCAAGCGCAAGATCAAAACCCTGCCAACGGGCTTGATCGACCTGAAAAACCCGGCCCCGATGAAGATGGAAGCCGAGTATGAGATTTCTGACGGCCTTCTCCAGATATTCAATATCTTGAAGGCACAGAACTGACCGCCGGAAAGACGGCACTTTTCACAACTTTTGGAGAAACCAACATGAAGTTTTCAGACGCACTCGACCGCAAACTCGAAGAAATCAAGCGCCCGCCCGTCCTGCCGATCGGCCATTACATCTGGCAAGTCACCAAGCACCCGGAAATTGATGAGTTCGAGTCCTCGAAAACCGGCACCTCGTTCGAGCGTGTCACGATCAACCTCACCTGCGTCCAGGCCTCCGACGACGTGGACACTGACGACCTGGCAAACTACGGCAACGTCCAAGGCAGCCAGAACCGGAAAAGCTTCCTGTTCTCAGCCTCGGCCGACGACAAGGCCAGCTTCGAACGCTCGATGTTCAACCTTCGCCGGTTCCTCGATCATTGCGGCGTGGACGAGACGCTCCCGATGAACGAAGCCCTCGCCGCCGTGGTGGGGATGCAGTTCCTGGGCGAGCTTACTCACCGGCCCGACCCGAACGACCCTGAGATCGTTTACGCCGAAGTCGGCCGCACCGCTCAAATCTAAGCCAACAGGGGACGGCGGCTCACGTTGCCGTCCCCATTTTCATTGGGAGCAAATCATGGCAGAACAAACCAAACCGCGGAGAGTGCAATTCCTGCACGAGGGCGCAAAACTTACTAACGGCGATCGGGATATTGAGTACGGAACGCCGTATGAGAACCTGGGAAACTGCGCGGTGCTTTTCACGGCATATCTCGCGGCGAAGTACGGCGAGCTTCTGCACGGATTTGTGCTGACCGCCGAGGACGTGGCCTGGCTTAACGTCCTCCAGAAAATGGCCCGGACCTTCAACGGCAGCTCCAAGCCTGACACCTACATCGATGCTGCAACTTACTCGGCCATCGCCGGTGAGTGCGCCGAAGAAAAGCGGTCAGCATGACCAGCGGAACCTTCGACTACATCGCCGTTTCCTCCATCATCATTGACCGGGAAAATCGCCAGCGGCGCGAACTCACCGGCATCCCCGAGCTTGCCAAATCCATCGCGGATAACGGCCTGATCAATCCAATCGTCATCACGCGAGACCTTGTTCTCGTCGCCGGGGAGCGCCGACTCACGGCCCACAAACACCTCGGCTTTGACCTGATCGCCGTGCAATATCTCTCTGATCTCGATGATGAACAAACCGCAATCATCGAGCTCGAGGAAAACATTCGGCGGGAAGATCTCCCGTGGCAGGATCACGTCAAGGCCGTTTCTCGCTTTCACGAAATCCGCTCAAAGCAGGCCGCGGCCACCAACCAAACCTGGAGCCAGGACGCAACGGCCGCCGAACTCGGTATGTCCCAAGCCAACATCGCAAAACATCTCCTCGTGAAAAAGGCGATGGACCTCGGCATCAAGGACGTGATTGACTCGCCTAAACTCACAACGGCGGCCAACTTTGCCGGGCGGCTCCAAGAGCGGAAGAAAACCACCTTGCTCCGAGAATTGCGCCAAGAGCCGTCAGTGGCGTCAGTGGCATCTGACCTCGAGGGTGATCTGATCTCGCCCGATGACGAGCCCCCGGCTACCTCTGCCCCGACCCGCTACGCCGAGATCATCAACACAAACTTCCTCGCTTGGTCGCTCGAAGTCCGCGAGTTTCCCTACAACGTGATCCACTGCGACTTCCCCTACGGCATTTCGGCGGGCGATACAATCGGCCAGTCCAGCGCAAAATCCTTCGGCGGCTACTTGGACAGCGCAGATATTTACTGGGAATTGCTCGAAACCTTCCTCGCCCGGCAGGACCGCTTCGTTGCCCCCTCGGCCCATATGCTATTTTGGTTCAGTATGAAATACTACACCCCGACCGTCCAGAAATTGCGGGCAGCGGGCTGGCGTGTCGATGACTTCCCCTTGATATGGCACCGCTCGGACAATGCCGGAATATTGCCCGATGCGCAACGGGGGCCGCGCCGGACGTATGAAACGGCCCTATTTTGCACCCGTGGCGACCGAAAAACCGTCAAAGCCGTGGCCAATTCCATCGCCGCCGTGACGACAAAAAACTACCACATGAGCGAGAAGCCGATGCCGGTCCTCGAGCATTTCTTCCGCATGATTATCGACGAGACTTCCCTCGTCCTCGATCCGACTTGCGGGAGCGGTAATGCGATCAAGGCCGCCGAGGCCGCCGGTGCAAATTGGGCAACCGGCCTCGAACTATCCCCCGACTACGCCGAGGGCGCCAGACAAAATCTGGGGCTGTAAATAGACCTTGACACTAGCTCGGTATGGCTTTATCATTAAGTGATAGCGCCATACCGACCTGCGGGAGCCACTACATGCACAAACCAGTCTTTATTATAGGCGAGGCCCTTGGCGAGGAAGAAGAACGGCGGAACGAGGCCTTCGCAGGCCCGGCAGGTTCTGTCCTCCACGGCATCCTCCGCCAAGCCGGAATAGCCAAAGACGACTGCTATTTCACAAACGTCTTTAACTTCAGGCCGCGCGGGAACCGCCTTGACTCAGTTCTAACCGGCAAGCCCAACGCCATTGCAAACTACCGCCCGATCTCAGCCGGGAAATACGTCGACAAACAATACCAGCCTGAGCTCGATCGCCTGCAAGCCGAACTCGATGCGGTCAAGCCCAACGTAATTCTTGCCCTCGGCAACTACGCGCTTTGGGCCGTCTGCAAAAAGACCGGCATCAAGCGGTACAGGGGCAGCCCGCTTTATTCCCACGACGCTCGCTGGAAAGTCATCCCGACCTGGAGCCCGGCCTCTGTCCTCAAACAGTGGGAAATCCGCGTAGTCATGCTCGCGGATATTTCTAAGGTCGCCCGCGAGATGACCTTCCCCGAACTTCGGCGGCCCCAGCGTTTCATCTACATGGAGCCGACCATGCAGGAGATCGAGGACTTCTACAACCAGTTCCTGCGCAACCAACCCTTTATATCCTGCGACGTGGAAACAAAAGACCGCACGATTACTGAGGTCGGCTACGGCACAGCCGACGGCCGCCATTGCCTCGTCATTCCCTTCTGGGATCGCACGAGGAAGGACGGCAACTACTGGCGGACGCACGAGGAAGAACGCGAGGCCTGGAGATGGGTCCGCCGCATCAACGCCTCGCATCGCCTCATCGGCCAAAACTTCTCCTACGACATGCAGTATTTCTGGCGGACTGCGGGCATCCCTTGCCCAGGTTTCCTCGGGGACACTATGCTTCTCCACCACTCCATGCAGCCCGAACTCGAAAAAGGCCTGGGCTTCCTTGGCTCGATCTACACCGACGAGCCGTCTTGGAAGTTTATGCGTACCGATCACTCAACATTAAAGCAGGCAGACGAATGAAATATCTCACAGTCATGGCCACGGCGGAGCTTGGCTCCGCACTAGAACTCTACCACGTTAATCCCGCCAGCATAGTGCATTTGCGGGACATGGGATCATACACAGTAAGAATGGCGTCAAACATCGTCATAGACTCCCCGATCTGTTTTGTAACTCTATTCAGCGGTGAGCTTTACGTCAGCGGAGTCGCCGAAGAATTGATTGCGAGGATGGCATGATCTACATTGCATCACCGTACACTCACCACAATCTCGACGTGATGACCAGCCGGTATGAAGCCGTCCTCCACTACGCAGGCCGCCTGAAATCCGCGGGCATCCCCTGCTTCTCGCCGATCGCCTACGGCCACGAGTTCTTCATCCGCGGTTACACTCCGCCATACTTTACCTTCTGGCAGTCCTTCAACGATCACATGATCCTCGCATCCTCGGAAGTCGTGGTCCTGACCCTCCCAGGCTACAACGAAAGCGTGGGCGTCCAGCATGAGATCGAGTTCGCGCGCAAAAACAATATGCCAGTGAGGTTCGTCGCCAATGAAGATTTTTGACACGGCCAACCTCGACGAGAAAACCATGCCGCTTCTTTCCGCCCAGGAGGCCGCATGGATTTACAACGGCCTAGACGTTTGCGTGACCGCCGAAATCTACAATACTCTCATGGCGCAACTCGACACCGAGCCGCTAAATATCCGGGCAACCTACGAAACCGCGCTGGCCAAACTTGCCCCGATTATGGAGATGGGCCTGCGCGGAACCTTGATCGATGAGGAGGCCCGCCAGTTCTCCATCCGCGACCTTGAGTCCGACCTTCGCGGGCTGGACCACAAATTCCAGCGGATCATGCGGGAAGTATTCAGCGGGGAGGTTAATTGGCGTTCCCCGCTTCAGCTAAAAAACCTGTTCTACGGGATGCTGGGGCTGAAAGAAGTCAAGAAGCGCAACGCGCAGGGCGTTTTTGCGGCCACCGTAAACCGCGAGGCGCTAGAATACTTCGACCTCTACCTCTACGCCAAGCCCCTCGCCCGCATGATCCTCGCCATGCGGGATATTCACAAACAGGTCAGCTTTCTAAAGACTGAGATTGACCGAGACCAGCGCATCCGCACCACCTACAACATCGCTGGCACGAACACGGGCCGCCTAGCCTCCTCCATGTCCGAGTTCGGCACCGGGACAAACTTGCAGAATGTGAACCGAAAACTCCGCTACCCGTTTACTGCCGACCCAGGAATGTATATGGTCAACGTGGACCTTGAGCAGGCCGACGGCCGCAATGTCGGCGCAATCTGCCACAACCTTTTCCTCGACGCAGACGCAAAGCTTCTCGCCCGCCTCATGGAAGTCCCCGTCTGGAAAGGCCCCTGCGGCCCTGAGTTCGCTTCCGCCTTCCTCGACGCCTGCGAGTCCGGCGATCTCCACACCTACGTTTGCCGGATGACGTGGCCAGAACTCGACTGGCCCGATGACCCAAAACTCCTGAAGAAGTTCTGCGACGGCCTTATCGCTCACGGCCAGGACAGCTACCGGCAGCTTGCTAAGAAACTCGGCCACGGCACTAACTACTACGGGACGCCGCGGACAATGGCCAAGCACGCTCACGTCCCGACAAAGATCATCGAGACATTCCAAGAGCGCTACTTCACCCAGTTCCCGGCAATCAAAGCTTGGCACAACTGGACGATTGGCGAAATTCAAACGCACGGAACTCTTACCACCCCCTTCGGCCGCCGGAGGATGTTCTTCGGCCGAGGCAACGACGCCAGCACCTGGCGCAAGGCCATCGCCTATTCCCCGCAGTCCATGACCGGAGAACAGATTGACCGCGGCCTGCTTGAAATCTGGCGCAAGTATCCAAACGTCCAGCTTCTAAACCAAGTCCACGACTCCATCCTTTTCCAGGTCCCCTTCCGCGAAGCTACTCACTTGATCCCTGAAATATTAAAGACGATGCAGGTCGCCATCGAACTCAAGGGCGGCCGCCAATTCACCGTTCCTCTCGAGGCCTCAGGCGGCTGGAATTGGGGCTACGCGGATAATGAAAACAACAAATATGGACTCAAAAAATGGACAGGAAAAGAGGACCGGGATCGGCCTTCGCCCAAAAGTCGGCTCCGCGACTTGCTACAGCCCGCCCGGACTTCATAGAGGCTTTCTGCGACTTTACTGAGAACATCAGTTCCCCGCCGCTCTTTCGTAAGTGGGCAGCGATAGCGGCGATTGCCGGGGCGCTTGAGCGCAAGGTTTGGGTCAGAACACTTGGCTCAAACTTGTACCCGAACGTCTATATCATTCTCGTAGGGCCGCCGGGCGTCGGCAAGACTGAGGCAACATGGCGCGTCCGCAGTCTCTGGAAAGGGATGGAGGATCATTTTGTCGCCTCAACCTCAGTTACGAAAGCATCCCTGATTGACGAACTTGCGGCCGCCAACCGCCGCTGGATAACTCACTCACCAGAAAACCCCGTCGAGCATTTCAATTCCTTACTGCTCTGCGTCAATGAACTCGGTGTTCTAATCCCGGCCTACGATAATGAGTTTATGAACGTCCTGACCGACCTTTGGGATTGCAAGGACTACAGCGAGCGGCGCCGGACCGCAAAGATTGAGCATGAGGTAAAGAAAACCCAGCTTAATCTTCTCGCGGCCTGCACCCCAGCTTACCTCATGGGAACCCTGCCCGAGAGTGCGTGGGATCAAGGCTTCATGTCCAGGACTATGCTAGTCTTTACCGCCGAGCGCCAACTCCGTTCCCTGTTCGCGGACGTTACGGTTGACACAGATGAGGAGGAGCGGCTGGGCGTCTACCTTGAGCAGATTGGGAATAACTACGGCGAGATGAAGTTTACGGAGGAGGCCGCAAAACTCATCGACACATTCCACATGACCGGAGGAGAGCCGAAGCCCGAACACCCAAAACTTATAAGCTACACCATCCGCAGAACGGTTCACTTGCTCAAGCTGAGTATGATCTCGGCCATGGCCCGCTCCGACGCCCTTCTCATAACCACAGAAGATTTCCATCGCAGCCTCGGCTGGATGTTGGAGATTGAGGGACTAATGCCGGACATCTTCAAGGCAATGGCTCAAGGCGGCACCGGCAAAGTCATGGAGGAGGCGTGGTACTACCTTTTCACAATCTACGCCAAAGAGCAAAAGCCCGTCATGCTGCATCGGCTTATTCAATTCTTACAGGAGCGTGTCCCGGTTCACAACGTGCAGAATACAATCGACCTCATGGAGCGGGGAAAGATGATTGACAAGCGGCTGGTGGCGAGCGGTGTGGCGTACATTCCATTGGGAAAGCGGGCCGGACAATGACGGATCATAAAAAGGCCGCCCTGACTGGCGCCATTGCGGGCAAAGAGCTTTTTGACCGCTTTTGCGCCGACGGCGAGAATTGCACCCATTGCTTCGTCAGTGGAGCCGTTGTGGAATTATTGGCGCAAATGCTGGCGGCGTCAGACGCCGCGGAGGAGGAGTTGCTGGATCAGCTTGCCGATATTATAGCGCTGGCCCTAGCACGACGAGATGGCGTAATAAAAGGGGCGGGCCATGACAGCCCGCCCAAGTTGACAGATCAGAGAAAGCTGAATTAGGTTCAGCAACCATCCCCGAGGGGATTTCGGTGCGGCGGTTATTTATCTAGCCCGCCGCCAGAACCAGCCCCATAGCTGCAAGCGCTGCGAGCCCGGCCATGCCGACGATCACATTGACGCGGTCCGCCCGCGCTTGGATGGGTTCAGTCGTTGTGTAGCCCTCAAGCAGACCAGACGCCACCTGATAGTCAGTGGTTCCGTCAGTCCAGATTGGCGCGGTGGCCGGGTCAACATTGGGGTCAGTAAAGCCCGGCGGGCAGGCGATTGTTACAATGTCCATCAGTATGCCCCTGTCTTTCCGTTTACATAAGCCTCGGTGGATGCGATCTGCCCTGCGGTCAGGTTAGCCCCAAAACGCACGATCAGACTGTAAATGCGACCGCTGAATGGGTTTGACGCACCGCCGCGCCGCCCGATGTAGAGCGGGTAGGCCAAATAGTTTCCCGTGCCCTGATCTGTTACTGCTGAACCAAGCTGAACGCCGTTGACCCGGTAAATTGCGGTATCTGCAGATATTTCCCCGATACCAGCAAGCACTTTAGTCTGTGGTGATGCGCCTAGATTTCCATTGCCGCGCGCGCCAGTGCCGGGCAAGGAGCCTTGGCTTGTAAAAAACCCAACCGTACTCGGAGCGCCGGGTGAAAGAACGAAACCACAAGAACCGGGGTAAGCGGCATTTGTAGGGTTCGCGCTCAACTCTGCAACCGCTTGAACTGTGGCGTCCGACAATTTGTGTATCCCGGCAAACATCTGCGCCTTGTCGATGCCCGGTGTGATCGTGCCTGTAACCATGCCGTCGTCCACGCCGTCAAACGATAGGTAGGGGCGACCAGTGCCGTCAATCTGATAGGTAGGGCGCTGCGCCAGTGTGGCTTGAGTGGCATGATTTCCGCGCCCAGACTTGTCGAGTATCTTTCCGACCGTCTGCCCGGCAGTAGTTACAGGCGTAACCCCGGCGCTGTCCTGAAACAATGTGGTCAGGTCGGAAGGGTCATACCAAGCGCCTGGCTCTGACGCGGTGAATATAGCTGACGGCAAAAAGCGAAGCCGCCCCCCGCCGCCGACGCCAATTCCGAGGCTAAATCCGATCATTAATACCACCCGATCAGCGTAGCTGTTGCCGCCGTGACTTTGACCGCGCGAAACGCCAGCACTTCGCCAGCCGCAAGGGTGTAGGTTATGGAAACCCCACCCTCATCCTCTAGGGTTGCGGTGCCAGCCACATCGCAGCGGATTGCGCGCGGGCGGATTGCCATGTCTGACGGGCCAGCAGTAATTGCGAAGTGCCGCGCGGCCGGGGCCGACAGTCCAGTGGCGTAGCTTGCAAAAGTATCAGCCATTTGTTTTCCTATTCTGGTTAAGTTGTTTTTGTCAGGCAGTAATTGCCGCTGCCGCAGCAAACAGCGCATCGATCTCAAGGTCAGTCAGGTTTACCAGCCAGCCAAAGAAAGCGATGTTTTCCGAATTGCGCCGCCAGTCGCCCGCGTCATCGATCACGACTTGCTCGGCCCATGTTGCCGTAGCGCGGTACTCAAGGACAACGGCCCAGCGCGCCTCGCCCAAGGCCAGGATACCCTGCATCCGGGAGCAATGAGCGGTTTCGCGCCATGCGGCGAGAACCGCGTCAGGGTCCGGCGTCCGGGCCGCAATCTCCTCGGGCGTGAAGTCGCGGATTGTGACCTCGCCCGTCGCCGCGTTTGTGATAATTTCCTGCATCATTTCACCCCGTAAAACTTGACAGCGCCAAGGTCAAATGTCCCGCCGCCAACTAAAGTTACAGAAATAGACGTAGTGGCGGAAACAATAGTAGAGTTTCCGGAAAACGTGCCAGCAGCCGAGCCTGTAACGCCACCCAAAATTGTCGCCGTTCCTGTTCCGAGGTCAATTTCTGCAATGCCATAATGCAGGTCTGTGGTGTTTCCCGTGTTGATTTTAATAATACTCGCGCCGACATAAAAGCTCGTGCCGATTCCCGTATAGCTTATCCCGGTGAAAATCACGGAAAGACGGGCAAACGACGAGAGGTCCAGTCCCGACAGCGTTTGCACCGCCCCGCTCGTTGTGTTCAACGTCCCGAGCAGCACCCGAGCCCGCAGAGATGTCGGGACGCTCGTATCGCTTTCGGCAATAGCAATCGGATTATCCCGCAGCGCCGTCATCAGCGGCTGATTGACCGGGCTATCCAGGTCAATGTCTCCATCCGGTATTACAACATAAGTTGTCATGCGATTCTCCCGCATTGTGATTTGTCGGAAAGCAAACCATTTGCATCTCCGATGTAGCAGTTTTTGAAGGGCGCAGCCGCCGGGGTAGTATAATCCGCGGCCCCGGCGGCCATCACATAATTGATCTTGCCGTACAGCGTTGTGTCCGTAGCGATGCACTCAATCGTCTCGCCCGCCTCAATCTCCTGCGCCGAGGTGATAAACCATTGCCGGGTGCGTCGAGCGCCAAATTCGTCCACGTCCATCGGGTGGCTGATGTAAACGGTCGAGCCGGTCCAGATTGCGCGGTCCTTCGCATCAAGCCGGAACTGCGCGGTTGACGGGGTTTGCACATAGCGGGCAATAATCCGCGAGGCCGTGGTGTTGGCAAGCGCCGAAGAAGTCAGAAACGTGCCAAAGATTTTCCGAATAGACGGCTCGCCGTACAATTCTTCTTCAACCAGGTCTGCTATGATTACGGCAGACTTAAAATTAGTCTCGTCGCTCTCGCCTGTCGTCTTGTCTCGCTGATCGTAATAAACCCAGATCTGCGAAACCCGCTCTTTGGGTTGCTCAGTCAGCCGGAACGATCCCGCGATAATGTTTGTCTCTGCCGTCAGCAATGGCGGCTGCTCGTCAACGCCGCGAATTGCAAGCATTTTGACTTTTGCCGTCTTTTCATCCCACCAGCAATTCACCAGAACCTGCTCTTGTATCATGCTGACAAGATCGTTTACGCCGGTCGGCTTTGTGATCAGCATATTAAGACGCCAGAAACTCAGGTACGTCTGGCGCTCAACAAGCCAGCCAGCGATGTCCAGATAAGCCGCATCAATGCCGCCATAGGTATTCATGAGCAGATAAAGCAGATCGTCCACAAGCTGATCTGTAATCCGCAGGCATAGTTGCACCTGCACCGAGACGCCATGCGCCGCCGCGTCCGAGCCGTCTGTTCCGCGCGTTACGCCCGTGAAGTCGAGGTTATCCCCGGCGGCAGCCCGACCTGTATAGAACAAGATTTCGCTGCCAATCCGCACCGTGCCGCTGGCCGGATAATCACCGATCAATGCCCCCGCGACCGTGAACGTCGTCGCAGCCGCGCCAATGGCCGCGTATAGGACGCCGGGCGATGCAACAGGCGCTTGTGCTTTGCGCTCCTCAATCCGGGCCAGCACGTCCTTGCCCTGAATGGTTATGCGCCCGCCATCATCAGGGCCTTGGATCGAGTCAAAGAAATATGTCCGCTTTGACATTTCCGAAAGCGCCTGGCCGACATAGCCCTCATAAATGAGGATTTCGATATTCTGCCGGTAACGATTTCTGGCCATCCATTTGGCCCAGAACGAGCCACGAGTCAGCGCGTCATACCCTCGGCCGTCAATGTAGGGGTCCACAACTCGGTCCGTGTGGGTGTGGTCCTGAAACGTCAGGCTGCACAAGGCCCGGTTGCCAAGGCCCTGCGCGTTGTCATTGGAGCCCGCAAGGTTGATCTTCGTTGGCGATGTTGAGATGCTCACCAGCGATGGGATGATATAAGTCGCGCCGCTGATTGACTGGTCCCCGACATTGCCGCGAGAAAAGAATAGGCTCAATGGCGTCCCGAGCAGAAAGTTTGCCGTGTCCTGGCAGGTCGATCTCGTGTTGAAGCACTTGCCCGCATCTGGCCCGCTGGCCGTGCAAGGCGCAACGCCGTAAACCCGAGAGCATAGCGGCTGCCGAATTTCGACAATCTGAACAGGCTCTCTACCGACAGTAAACTCAGTCATAACCGCGCGCCCTCATACTCAATTCCACGTCCATCAAATCCCGCTGCCCGCTGTTCGTCGGGGCTGGGCTTGCCATTGCCCGGCCAAACGCAGCCTCGCTGTACGACTCAGGCCGCCACGCGATGAAGAAGGGCTCAGTCTCGATCGAGCGTTGCAGCAGCGGCCAGTTTTCCCTGATCCACGCCGACGTAAGATTGCGCCAGGCGAATGAGGATTGCAGGTAGGTGCGGAATTTTGACCGGCCGAGATATTCGCCGGACTCCGACTCATTCATTTTCATGACGGTTTGCCGAGCCATCATGATCGGCGTGTGCCCGCCAAAGATTGGCCGCTCCATTTGCAGCGCCCGGCCAAATTTAATCACGCCAATCTCGGGCGCGGTTCCGCCTGTAATTCTGATCCGCCAACTGCCGAAAGCTTGCAGCGGGAAGATCACGAATATATCGCTGTCATCCGTGATGGCCGTATCCGGGATCAGGTCTATCCAAACCGTGTCCTCTAGATACTGCACCTGCAATGTCCAGCCGTTAGTACCAAGCGTGTGCGCGCCAATGCAGCAATAATCGCAGGCAACGCTGGCGCCAAAATCTATCGCCCAGGTCTGCGTTGTTGCTGTGTTTGGTTTCCAGCGCTCATAGGTCAGCGTATTGTCGGGAGCCGCTGCAAAATAGCCGACCGCCGTTGACGAGGCATCGATAACGCCGCCGCTGTGCCAGTTCCCCGAGTGCGCGATCCGCGCGTGAGTCGAGGGTAGGTCCGCAACAGTGTTGAAATTCAGCAGTATTTTATCGGCGGTTTCAAGCAAGAGCCGATCGGCGGTTTCCATAAGGAGAAAACCGCTGTCAGGCGTGTATGGCGTATAGCCGGTGGAAAAGATGACGGTCATTTGCGCCTCACGCCATGCGATAGATGTGGCAGACGCTGGCCGATGTTTTCCGAACACGGAAATGGCCGGACGTGTTAAGCAAAACCGCGCCTGAGCCCACCAGCGTCACGTCAGTATTTGCCACAATAGTCGCTGTGCCGCTGCCGATATTGATTACCGAGAAGTCAAAAGAGGCGTTGTTTGACATTGAAGCTGGGAGGCCAGCAATGATGTTTGTGCCAGTTGGGGAGGTAAGGTTTGCCGCTGCCCCGTTATACTGGATCACCTTTGTCAGCAGTTCTGCGATGGTCAGTGTCGCCGCCGCAGTTTTTGTGGTATGCGTGACCTGCTGAACGTACATAGTCCCGCGCGCCTGGATGTCGCCAATCGCGTCAATGGAGACAAGCGGTGCTGCGACTCCCACCCCAAGAAAGCCGTTCGAATGGATGCGCATTTTCTCGCTGCTGGCAGTCCGCCAACTATGCGTGATTACGCCAGTGGCGTCTGAAATCATCGTGTAGTCAGTTGAAACCACCGTCTCGCCGTCCATCGTCTGGAAGTAAAAAATGTCAACCGATCTGAGTATGCGAGTCGTTTGGAAGCCTACAGTCCCGTCAGTCTCAATAAACCGCAGGGTCGGGTTTGTGCTCTCAAGCTGAATTTCCGGGCACGACTTGAAGAACTCCGCCCTTGTGACCTTTTTTGTCTGCGGGATGGAGACATCAACCACCGGAAAAACGTCAGTGTTTGCCAACTCCGACCCGAGCATCGCCGTCAAAGCTGTGATTTTCGTATCGGCCATTTTTTTATCTTTCCCTTACCGAAGAAGAATTTGTGCGCCATCTGCCGTGGCAGAGTTGATCGCGTTGATTAGCTGCAAGACCTGATCGCGGCTGTAGAGGTCGCCGCCGACAAGTTGGAGAGAGACTTGGGTTGAAGTTGTCGCCGCGCCGCTAGTGGCA